ATCGACAGAAATATTGGTACAAATAACCACAAACTCGGGAGAAGCGGTCATTCCCTTAATCTCAGGTCCATGTATATTAGGACTGTCAATCGGAAAAGGCGCAATAGAGCATAAACGAATAACAGCTAATGCCTCCATAGTAGATTCTCGATCTTGTTGAAAGTCATCGAAAACAATGATCTTCTTGTTGGACATGCCAGGCTGGAAAGTATCACCTGTATTCCAGGTATGCGATTTCTCAACAATTTTCCGCATTGGATCGTCACCTTTTAGTTCTTCTTCGGTGAGGACTTCGCCCGCAACTAATGCAGACCAAAAAGTAGATTTTCCGGTTCCGGGACCTCCTGAAAGAACCAAAGTAGTAGGCTCAAATTTACGTGGGGAGGCGGTGGGAGGAACAGTCAGTGCACTATTCATTTTATTCTTGAAATCAAAATATGCTCCGTCCAATCTTCCTTTCTGGGAAGCATAATCATCGCAGCGCGCAAACGTTGCGTAAAGATCGTGTCGCAACGCGTTCGGATCTAAACATTCTTTGAGGCTTTTCCCTTCTGGAGATTCATCGACAAATTCGAGCTTATTACACGAATGTTGGTAAGCCAGATATAAAGTAGCCAATTCATGAAAGGGAGAATCTTTAGTCTGCATTTCTTCTGCAATCCATTCTTTAGTATTCTGTAGTCTGCCAACAAGGACATCCATGAGGAAATCAACGAGCGACTTAACCATCTTAATGGAATGTCCTAATGTGACAAAAGACATCAAAGTAGGACGAGTAGTTTGCAAAAACTGCGAGATAATCTTGATACCTCCCATAAACTTATTGGGCAGAAGAGCACCTAAGCCCATGATCATAGAGCACAATTCGGTAAATGACGATTCCGGAGTAGTGGATATGAAACTCTTAACTTTCGTCCAAAACTTCTTGGGTTTCTCCATTGGAGCTCGTTTGAATAATTGCTCGCGAACATAGTCCTTTGTCTGAGTTATAGTAATACACTCGGGATGTTTGATGAACTCCTCCATGAAGTGTTTAAAAGAAGCACGATCGTTAAGTTCTCTCGCCTCCTTAACCGCTGAATAGACAGCTGGGGCAAGAACAGTAAGCTCATCGTAAATGATCTTCTTGACTTCTTCAGGACCGTCATCATACGCGATCCTTAAAAGGACTTGCGGCATCTTAAGCAAATCAATTTCTTCGGCAAACATGACATCCCGCAAAACGTTGGTCAATGCTAGAAATATGGCCGTCTTAGAATATTCATTCTTAAAAGCGACAAGAAGCGCCGCAATGTTAGCAGGGCTGACCGCGCTACAATAAGCAAATATGATCTTAAAAAGCTTACGAGCGGCAGCAAGAAATTCCTTCAGCAAACTTACGATGGTGCTAGTAACACAAGCAGTCACCAGTTTATTGATGGCATCAGTAATAGCCTTCTTGATGGCTTTCCATCTTTTCTTCAGCTCGGTTTGAACTGAGTTAGATGCGGCTTTGATAGGAGATGTAATAGCGGAAATAGTGGAGCCTTCTGGAATGGTATGAATTGGAGAAATCATGTTTGAAGAAGACAATTCTGACGTGGCGGGAAGCGAAGTCATTGAATCATCTGATCTTTTATCGGAGCGGAAATCATTAACAAAATCAGAAATCGGGAAACGGAAAGTGCGGTAATCTTCTTGATACATTCTAGGCAAATAGAACAGGACGATGGAAGCGTTCTCTCTGCGCACTCGAGTAATCTCTTGTGCGAAAACGGCAGCCTCATCATCCAAATTACGATCGAGGTAATAATCGGCTTCAGCCTCAAGATCGAG